CTGTCGCCGTTTGTGTCGGTGTTCTCCAGCCGTTCAACGATCGGGCTGCGCACCAAACGCTGGAAGCTGTTCCTGATCCCGGAAGAGTATTCTCCGCCGCAGGTGCTGGTGGATACCGACAAGTATCTGGAACTCAACCGCAGCCGTTCGCTGGACGATGGGTTTATGCACGCGGTGTTTAACCCGTCCTTCAACGCCCTGGCCACCGCCATGGCGACTGCCCGTCACCGTGCCAGCCGCGTGCTGGAGATCGCCCGCGATCGTCACGTTGAACAGGCGCTGAACGAGACGCCAGAGAAGCTGAACCGCGATCGTCGTCTGGTGCTGCTGAGCGACCCGGTAACGATGTCGCGCCTGCATTATCGTGTCTGGTCTGCCCCGGAGAAATACTCTTCATGGGTGAACTATTACCAGACATTGAAGATGAATCCGAAGGCGTTAAAAGCGAAGTAATACGCAGAGTGGCGCTATGCCTGACTGGCCTGTGAATCTGCAGGCCCGTGCAGGCGACGCGTCGCGGGGCAAATAAATACCGGCTCTCGAGCCGGTATTTTTATCTTTGGAGGTACTGGATGCGATTTTTCATCGTCATTACGATGGCGCTATTACTGAGCGGCTGCGGAAGTATTATCAGCCGGACCATCCCTGGACAGGGACACGGCAATCAATACTACCCGGGCGTGCAGTGGGATGTTCGCGACTCCGCATGGCGTTACCTGACGGTGCTGGATCTGCCATTCTCGCTGGTTTTCGACACCCTGCTACTGCCCATCGACGCTCATCATGGGCCCTATGAGTAATTAACGCTCATCCCACTCATCCGCTGCAGTTTGGCCCTCTTCGGTATCCAGCGGCGGCTCGAGCTGAAACTCACCCTCATCCCATTCGTGCAGGGTGTTCTCTTCAAGCCACTCCTGACGCAATTCAATCTCGTCATAATCGCCATCAAACACTGCCTGGGCCGCTTCACCGGTCAGCACCGGCAGGCATTCGCCATCTTCACCGTCATCGGCAAAGAATTCGGCCTGCCACATAATGTCCCCATCCTGCATGACATATTTCTGAATATTGAGCTGCTCAATATTCGCGTCATCTTCCTCAATGCCGGGATTATCAGCGAGGAACTCCTCGCGCGCGGCATCAATCGCTTCCTGCAGGGTACTATAAAATACATAATCTTCATGTGACATGGTAATGTGCCTCGCAAAGGGTTAATTGGCGTTACCAAAACTTATAGGTCTCATAATGAAAAGTGTCAAAGCGTTCATTTACAGTCGTGTATCGACGATGCAACAACAGCACGGATTCGGGATTGACAGGCAGATTTCTACTGTTAAAGACTACCTCAGTTTTGCGACCCTAGATCAGCGTTTGGGTTATCAACTCGATCCAGAAAATTATGAAATCCTAGATTCAGACATTGGGAAGTCTGCATTCAAGGGGGCAAACTGGGCTGCTAAAAGTTCGCTCGGAAAGTTCTACAAAGCTGTAGTAGACAGAAAAATAACTAGTGGTGTACTAGTCTGTGAGAACGTTGATCGCCTAGTACGCCTTAGCAATTACGAGGCTTACAACAAGTTAAGTACTCTTATTATGAATGGGATAGACATTCTAGAAGTAGAGTCCGGTAGCTGTTTCAGTAACAAGATTCCAGAATCCAGTACAGTACTCAATATGTCTATTAGTCGTGCGTACAATGAGTCTTTGCGGAAATCCAATTTCAGTAAGAAGTCGTGGAAAAAGCGAAAAGCAGCCGCCGAAGAACATGGTACTGCATTAAATAACAATACTCCTGACTGGCTTTCACTGACTGAAGATAAGCAGGGTTATATAATTAATACTGTAAATGTCGAAAAAATAACAAACATTTTCAAAATGTATGTTAACGGTATGGGTGTTACTGAAATCGTAAAAACTCTGAACGCTAATGGTGACAGATACAACGACAGGGGTTGGAACCTCGTCACTGTTTACAATAAATTACGCGACAGACGGTTAAATGGCTATTTGGTCGGTAAATATAAAACCGTGTCTCAGAGAGATGATGAAACGGATGAGGAAGCTGAAAAAAGACTTCTGAAAAATCGTAAGGCAAGACATGAGGCAAACCTGAATGCTATTAGGATCTATCCAATCGTAATAGGGGATGAACTTTTTTCAAAAGTTGAATCACTTATGGATAAAAACATTCAGGCCAGAATACCTAGAAGTACTACAACTAAACAGCGTAATTTGTTTAACGGCATTAGCAGGTGTCTTGTATGTGGTAGTCCCATGAACGTTCAGAGTATGTCAAACGGTAGCCAGTATTTTAGATGCTATAGACAGCGTACAAAGGACGAGCACTGTGATTCTAAACTGATACGTTATGGAGATAGTGAACGTTTCCTGCTGAACCATATTAAAGGTTTAGATCTTAATGTTATCTATGGACAAGATACAGAACAGTCATCAGTTGAATCGCTCAAAAGTCAGTTATCAGATATCAGTTCTAAAATTGATGCGTTAAATGTGCAAATGCAGAGTGCATCTGACGAGGAAGAACTGTTCCTTTTGATGGGATTCAAGCGTAAACGCATTACAGAACGCGAAACGATCACTGAAAAAATCTACAAAATAGAGAACGAAAGCCATATTGTGAAGATGAATTATGATTACGATATGAAAGCTATTAGTGATCAGGATAATACAGTGCTCAGACGCAAAACAAACATGCACTTTTCCAATGTTATCAGTTCAATTAAATGTGGCCGTTTCGATCTGTCAGATGGGACTATTTACATTTACGACATTAGTTATCACAAGGACGTGCTAAAACATGTATTAATTACTGATAATAGATGCAATCTAAAAAGCATGATTACCATATGGAATAATTGTGTTTTAGATGTAGGTTACATGAAAATTGACATAATGAATCATCGTGTTGACATGATTAGACAGCCTACCGTAACGGAAGTTGAAATGACCAAAGTATTCTTAGAGTATCTGAATACAGGGTTTGAAATCGCTTTTGAACTAATTGATAACGAGACAATTAAAGTACTGGACACTTTAAGCAGTAAGGTAGAAGTACTTCAAAGTACGTTTGCTGATGATGATAACATTGATCAAGTACTGAAGGATGTAGAGGCTGTTATAAGTACTCTTAATCCTATGATTGCTACATGTCGAAATGAACTGATTATTCAACGCTTCAAAGTGTTATGCGAAACAGTACAGGTCATTGAACAAGGTAATAAGGCACTCCTAGAACTAGACTTCTAAAATTTTTCAGTACTAATAACTTACAGAGAACCCGCCTAGGCGGGTTTTCTTGTTTATGGCTCATTTGAGGCTGTTTTTTAGTTAATTTGATAAATAACTATGTAAGAAAAAAGTAACGCTTTTTTGGGATGAAAACCGCATGAGTGTTACAATAAGAGTATCAAGACAAGTTCGACTCCCTTTCGATTGTGATTATGCAAGCCCCTTGCAATTAGGGGCGTTTCTTCACGTCGATTTTGAGTCAAAATGATTACAGGATAAATCCAATGACCGATAAAAAAACAGTACCAGTAATGGTAAGGCTCACCCCTGCACAAATTGCAGAATTAGAACGTATTAGCAGTACTAAGAACTTAAAACCGGGTAATGCAGCGGCAATTCAGTACTTAATAAATCAGAGCACAGTTCTGAATTCGTAGTACTGAAATAAAAAAGCCTGAACAACATGAAGTAATTCAGGCTCTGCATATAACTGTACTGTAATTTTTATGAGAAATGGCTGTACTGCAACTACCGGACAGGATGTCTGGTGTCAACTATCAACTACAAGGATGTATAAATGAACGGAAAATATGTGTGTGGTGTCGGCAAAAAGGACATCAATAAAGCGGCAGTAATTGAGTATTTGGTAAAGGTCGAGGGCTATATAATTGAGGTCGCATTGAAACTATACGCTATCATGTATAACGCATGGTTGCATTTGCTGAACAGAGCCTATTCTGAAAAATATCATCAATCACATCCAACATATATAGGGGTGACGGTTTGTGATGAATGGTTTTTGTTTTCGAATTTCGCAAAATGGTTTACTAAAAACTATATAGGTGATTTTCACCTTGATAAAGATCTTCTGAAACAGAACAACAAACAGTACAGTCCTGATGCGTGCAGGTATGTACCACAGTATGTAAATAAAGTATTGCTAGACCGTGGTAATGCACGCGGTTCGATGTTGGGTGTATGTGAAAGTGGTAAGGGTTTTAAGGCCCAATGCAACCAGCTTCAAGGCGATGGAACATATAAAAGAGTATACCTAGGAACTTACGATAAACCTGAACAAGCACATGCTGCATGGCAGCGGGGGAAAATAAAGGCGATAGAACTTGTAATTGAAAAATATCAAAAAGAACCACGCTGGTATCCTGAAATTGTCGATGCACTGAATAATAGAATTCAGGTGCTGAAGAATGACATTCAGAACGGCTGTGAAACCAAAAAGCTATAAACAATTAACGGGATTGTTGGAGCAATCCCGTTAAATACCTAACATCAACCAAATACAGATAAGGATATCACAATGTATTTATCAACAAACCAAATGCTGAAAGTAACCTACTTTCAAAACCGATTTGCATCAGATAATGCTGAACTCAAAGCGAAGGCCGCAGAAGAAGGCCGTACAGTAGCCGCTACTGTACATACAGAATGGACATGGGCAGAGATAACAAATATGGTTATGGATCGCTCTAAATGGTCTACATTCACTGCCCACGATGCAGACGCATATAGCAAAGCAAAAGAAAAATTTGATGCCGTTGTTATGGCACAGATGATTGAAGGTGGTGCACGTAGTGCAAGTAACGTCATTGCTCATTACGCTGTTGTACTCGATATTGATGACGGAATTTCAGTACAGGATGTTCAGAAGGATCTCAGTCAATACGAATATGTACTGTACTCAAGTGGCGGTACTGGTATCAAACAGGGTGAACGCTTCCGCGTAATCCTCCCCCTGGCTAAAACTCTGAGTGCAGAACAATGGGCTGATTATTCAGAGTCTCTGAAAAAGCGTTTTCACTATTCAGATGCGTCATTCAGTAAATCACTGCAAATTCAGTACCTACCGCAATTGAACACAGCACATGCTGATAAGTTCGTCAGTCATCATAATCAGGGACACTGGCTCGATGTACAGGCCGATATTGAATTCGTTCAACCGATTCAGAAGGCCGCGTACATAAACCCATTAGTGCCAGTTCAGTACGATTTTGGTGATTCACTGGATCAGTTAGTCAATGACCTAATTCAACATAACGCCGGGCAGCTTGAATATGAACGCCGCCGAATTTTGGGCAACCATATGAAAGCCGCAGGGTTCAACGATGGGCAAATGTTGGCAGTACTGAATGTTGTAGGTCGTCCTGGTGCAGAGAAATCGGGTCAGCAAATGCTGGGTATAGCGAATGCTAACTATGGTGATATCAAAGGGCTTTACCGTTATTTGCCAGCAGGGTACGTACTGCCGATGCCGCAGGTAAAATTGTCATTCATTGACGTTAAACCAGCAGTACTGAACTCTAAGAGCAAATATGACTACGAGTTGTTTCTGAATGCTGACCAGTATCTGAGTGATGTCGCAGACCAATTCAAAATTGAACGCGGCGTGAACCTGATGGGTGCTGTTTGTGGTGGGGGTAAATCGTACTACTGGTCGAAACAGGATGATGTACTGATGGTTTGCCCGTTGCTCAGTATCGTGTCACAGAACCAGCGTGAGGGGGCAGAGTTCAACAACTTGAAAGAGGGTGGTGTGGGTACATACCAGCAGTTGTATTCAATCAAGAATGACAAAGTCAATCACGCGAAATACTCCAAAATGACCCTAGTCGTTGATGAAGCACACGGGTTGTATTTGGATAGTGGTTTCAAGGCCAGTACTAACAAAATGGTTATGGACTGTTTCAAACTGTTCAAATCAGTAGTATTGATGTCTGGTACTGTTCGTCCTGAATATTTCAGCAATATCACATTCAGTAATGTAATCCGCGTGAATAAAGAACAACAATTTGAAAAAGTACTACATCGTCAATATTGTGAAAATGATGTAGTAGGTACTGCCGTTGAACATATTCAGCAGAGTCAGAACAAAATGGTAATTCTGTTGAACGATAAAAATGAAATTGCAGTACTGAAACGTAAATGTCATAGCAAACGCTTCATTGAAATTACGGCTGATACGAAAGATACAGAAGAAGTTCAGGCATTTCTGAAACATCCAGTACTGTCACATTTCAATTACGATGGCGTGATCGGTACTAACAGTATTGTTGAGGGTCTGAATATCAATGATGTTGTGGATCAGGCTGATGTCATTGTCATCGGTAACTGTTCACCAGAACGCGTACAGCAGGTTACACATCGTTTTCGTAAAGTGACAGGTACTATCCATACCCATCATTTCACCGATGGTTTAGTACTGGATGATGTCCAGGTAATTGACAGTGCGGATCTGGTTCAGGTTGCAATGTCCAATGCAGAGTTGATGAACAAGCGTATCGCGGCAATGTCTACGAGTCGTCGCAATAGTTACGTGAACTCATACCGTCGTGAAAGCCGGGACGAGATGATTTACTGGGACGGTGAACGCTTCCAGGTTTCCTATACATGGGTCGATCATGAAATGGCACAGCAGCGTGCAGACCGTGCTGCGAACGACTTCACATACTATGCACAAGAGCTATCACAGTACGGTTTCAAGTTCGTGCAGCCTGGCCGCCGTGTTCGAGTTGCTGACCTAGTAGAAGAGCGTGCAGCAGTGAAAGCTGATGTTCGTGAACTACATGAGTCAACAGTTGATCTGGTGTCGTCACAATGGGTTGATGGACAGTTCTGTATCACTGATGGTACTGACACACCAGAAGCAGTAGTACAGCGTAACCACGTCCAATCGTTCATCAATCGCGGTCTGAGTCGTGCTGATGTTCCAGAGTACCTGAACCGACTGAAGGCCGATAAACAGTACTGGCAGCGTCTGAACGGTGATCTGAATAGCCTGGCGGGTAATGTCGTTCGTGATTTCATCATCGCCCAGTTACCGCAGTATCTGGTTAGCTACGGTAAAGGGCAGCAGGGACTAACTGCACAGGGTAAACGCGATCTGGCTGAATCAGTTGTTCAGTTCGTACTGAAAGATCGTTTTGATGGGGATGTGGTGCGGATGAAAGGTACGAATTGGTGTTCAGTAATGTCAGGTGTCACAACGGTCGATAGTGATCCTTATAATACTGAAAAACCGTTGAGACACTTACTTAGTGATCGCAATGAATCCCCAGATGCAGTACTTAACCGTTACGTGACAATGGGCAAATCCCAACAGGTACGAATTAACGGTAAACGTGAACGAATCACCCCAGTACTGTATACCTCTCTGACAGGGTTTGACCTGAACGCAGGCCAACCAACTACACAGGCTATGCAGTCAGAAGTAATGGAGCAGTTCAAGGAAAAATTAGCCGTACCTGACACTGCAACAATCTCTGTAAATACTGCCAGTACTGATACTGTCATAACCAACATTGACAGTAACGGTAAAACGCCTCTGGATCTGTTCCGTGAACAATTCATGAAGAACAAAAAGTAAAAGACAAGTTACCCCATTAAAGTTGGGGTAACTTCAAAATATAAATCACAGGAGATATACACATGGACGTGAACACTTCCAAAAAATCAGTACTGCAAATTGGCAACACCATCATATGGGATGTTGACTTGGGTGAAGATGAAAATTGGCAACCTGAATTCCACGCAACAGTACTTTACGATGGCGACGACAAACCATATCGGGCTGCAATCACACGTCAATGGTGTGAGAAGTACGCAAGTGATTTGGACTACATCACATTGCTACGAACTTTGAAAATGTTTGCAGCTCCCCCGGCGACAGCTCAACTAAAAATCAGTTTGTCTAACATACAAGAAGCCAGGGAACAGACCAGTACCAGTACAAAGGTTAACGAAGTACGTTCCTACCTGGCTAAGTTACGTAAACGGTAATCGAAGTGGTAGTACTTAACTGTACTACCACTTTCAGTTTAAATACTTACAAAAGTTAAGGTAACGCGAATCATTAATAAATGTATTGACAAAAAAGCAATACATAACCTAAATCGCTAAATATATGCATTGCATCTAAGCTGATATATATATAGCTTATACATGTAAGCAAATGTGTGAGGTTAGGATGAATAAAAAAAGCAATTTGAACATCCCCAATCAAGTATTCAAGATTCTGGAAAAAGAGCTTCATCAATACTCTTTAAATGACGATGACGTATGTAATGAACTTTTTGAGGAGTCTGTAAGAAAAATTGAGACTTACAAAAACGCTGTAGAACACAGTATTACAACTATGCCAAGTCGAGAGGTTATAGGCATCGCATGTTACTGGCTTTTACTATTGTCAGATTTTACTGAAAACGATAATCATTGGAAACTAGTCATTAAGTTGTTAAGTGTTGAGAAGGGCTTAAGCCTTTATCAGCATCTAAACGAAGTACTTGAACTCAAACAAGATGCTATACAAAATTTGGATGCAATCGTTCAAAAAGCACAACTAAAACACAAGGCCACGAACGAATATGAAGATATTTTTTGATATAAAGCGGAAGTACTTGTACATGATTTGACATAAGTTCAGACGTTGCGATGTCGTTACGTCATGATAAGCTGTAACCCCTGCCAGTACTGAACAATTGTGGGGTTTGTTATAGGGTTCAGTACTGGCAGAGGATGTGACAGTACTAATAACTGTCATTGCAATCCGATGCAGTACAATTGTACTTATACAAGCACAGCGTGACATTGTACTCTCTGGCTATCAGTGCGACCAGGTAGACAGCATCAAGACTGAAACCAGTTGGTTCTCAAGCGGTACAACTGCGAACGTCACATGCGATAAGGCGTACCATTTCTTGATACGTTATCAGGGCGGTAAGCGGGTGAGTGTCGAAGTGGACTCCATGTAAAAGTACTGCCACTGTAGAACTCAATCATGCCAGTACTAAACCCTAATCTGTCATCTTCATTTAGTACTGGCTGCAATAATCTTAACGGTCATACGAACAATTCATGGAAGGTAAATACTCAAACACACATGAGTAATTACCCTATGAGAACATCAATCCATCTTCCGCAATATGGCAGTACTGAACTGTATTTTGAAATGGTTCAGGAACTACTAGCCGTCATCGATACAGAGCCACTGATCAAGCTAGATATGAAGTACGACGAATATAGCGAAATACTACATATCTACTTTAGCCATCCCGAACCTGAACAACAGAATATGATGCAGGGTTTAGTACTGATGATGTTACCTGCATATTTGTGGATTCTTAGCTAATCCAAGAGGATATTCATTTTAATTCCTGAACAGTTGTAAAGAATGAATATCCTGTTCAGGATAAAAACTTAAAATTTCAGATTGTTAATAACATCTTCGTATTTTTCTTTTTCTATTTGCTCTACTTTCTTTTGATTGTCAAAATACTCATTGGTCAGTTGGAATCTTTTTTTTAGCTCAAAAATATAATTCTGTAAATCATGAAGGGGAACTGATATATTTCCAGTAGTACTTACTTCTGATGCAGAGAAATCGAATTTATTATGTTCGGAATAGCCCTCTTGCGAATCAAAATGTTCTACCCATTCATCGCTGGCTGCATAAGATAAATCAAAAACTAACTTATTAAATGAAGAGGTGTGTTGATTGAAAGATGATTTCTCTTTATTAAATCCAGTCATTTCAATATTGTCGCTTGTCCAAATACTCATACTAACACTCCTGGTGCGTTTTCGTTTAAACCTGCCAATTATCCTACAACAACTATCAAGTACTTGATATCCCTATCAGAAGGGCAGTTCACCCTGGTCGCAGAACCAATCCTCATCGTCATGCATCTGGTGCATACGGTGTACAGAGTTCAGATAGCTCAAACCATCCAGTACTCTATCTAGCGGTTCAGGGTAGAGCAGAACGAAGCAATCAGGTTGAATCTGACCTAACCAGTACTGCCTATGCTCGTTCTGAAAGAAGACTTTATCACCCATCCTGAACTCATCTAGAGCTGAACCCCAATAGCACACAGTAGCCCACTGCCCATGATGTACGAACCGCTGTATACCACTACTGATCGACGCGTCATACCCATCTTTGTTACCCATCCCTATACCCTCCATTTATACTGTATGTTTGTACAGTATTGCAGATGCATCAGGGAAGATCCAGACGGTGGAAGTGATCCACGTGCCTATCAGTTATTAAAGAAACACTATAAGCACGTGGATCACTTGTCAGTACTAAATAACGCATGATGCATAAAAGAGTAAGGATACTCAAAATGACAAAACGTATTGCTAATAGGCTGTCAGTTGAACAGGCAGAGAATAAGATTGTAGGTGTACTGGTTTCAAAAGGTCATACGATGCGACCTGTTATGAGCACGTATATTGATTACAACAGTCCAGTACTGATCCAATGTCCAATATGTCAGGATTCTAGAAGTCCAAAAGTTACACAAATATGCATCAGAGGGGCAGAGTGCAAATGTTACAAAGAGAAGAAGAAGCAAGCAATAATTATTGCCCGAAACGGACGGGAAAGACTTAGAAGAGAAGAACGAGAGAAAGCAAAGCAGGAAGCAAAATATCGAAGAAAGATAACACCGCTTGAAAGCTGGGAAAGAAATAACTACACCGAACGATTAAAACAGGCAATGCCAAACCTCATACCAGACATTGATACATTTACACAACGCCATGAACAGATGAAAATGTTTTGTACTGAATGCAATGAAGTTATCACAAAAAGACTATCAGATGCCTTGCGTGGAATGAACTGTAAGAATTGTTATGGTGTTGGGTTTAAGAAAGAACGCAACGCACATCTGTACATACTCAAGATATATTTAGACTCAGACAAACAAGTACCATTGGGTTACAAGTTAGGTATTACCAATAAAGAACCACAAGAACGATGTGATCACATCAATAAGAGTACTGAACTGTTCTGTGATGTGATCTATTCGTTTCAATCAAATGGTGAACATATTGCAAAGATAGAACGACAAATACTAAATGCAATACCAACAGGCTATTGTTCTAAAGCAGTTTTGGGTGACGGTTATACTGAAACATTCAACGGTATATTTTTGAATGTAGTTATACGCTTGCTCTTTGAACTGACCTGATAGCCCTGTAACGCTCTGTACGCCTCTCTAAACAACGTTGTAATAATTCACGCACGCACGCGTTTAAATTAAAATAAACGCGTGTAGAGCGTCACACGCATGCACATTATCATTTACGGGTCCTGGCAGAAAAACGAAGTCTCGAGTAGTTTCGGCAGCGAGTTCTTTTTTGCGTATGTGCGATTTTTGATCAACGAACCACACCACAAAATATGCAGTACTGAATCCGTTCGTCATTTAGATGTTCAGTAATGGCAAATGGGACACGTGCGGATCGTATTTCCTTAATAACTGAAAATCACGTGTCCCATTTTACTATCACCAGATGCAGTACTGAACCCTGATAAATATATTAACAACAGTCAGGGAAATATTATGTCCACCTCAATTTCAATCAGAAAGTTAGGCCGTGATTACGGCTATGAACACAGTACTGTACTGGCATGGCAGAAACGCGGGATGCCTACAGACACAGAAGAGAATGCACGTGCATGGATCGTAGACAACATTTTAACACCGCTACGTGATGGTGATGTACGAGACAAGATCGACCAGGCACGACTACGCAAAATGCAGGCAGAGGCAGATTTAGCCGAAGCAGAAGTAAAGTTAAAACTGGATCAACTAATCGAAGCCGATGAAGTTCATAGAGAACTTACCCAGTACTTTAAGACGTTGCGTGATTATATCCGCTCACTACCGAACAAAATTCAACACGAAGTATTCGAACAAGATTCAGTACTGAAAGTAAAAAGAGTATTGCAGGCCAGAATTGACGAAATGCTGAATGAAATCGGTGATATGAAATTCGAAGTACCAGAAGAGGACGAACAAGGCAAGGATGCCGGACAAAATGAACAAGACAATAACAGTACTGAAATATGCAGTGCCAATAATCAAACCTCCACAGAAGTTAAAGCCCAGTGAATGGGCTGAGACTCATTTAGTACTCCCTGATGGTGCAGCAGCCGGACAGAAGTTAAAGCTATATTCATTTCAGAAAGAGATGTTAGATATTATTGAGTCTGACCAGTACCGAAAAGTTATTTATAAAACTAGTGCCCAGATAGCAAAGACTACTCTACTCAATTCAGCACTGTTCTATTGGATGGGTACTGATTCGAGCAACATCGGTATTGCACAGAGTTCATTATCAGAATTAAAACAGTGGAAGTCAGCGAAGATTGATAAAACGATTGAAGCTGTACCAGTACTTAATGATTTAGTCACAGACAAGAACGACAAGACGAAAGCAAATAACCAACAGCAGACAGAACTAAAAGACGGTTCTTTCTTGTATTTCATGACTCTCGGATCTGCTAAAGCACTACGCGGTAAAACCCTCAAGCGAATCATACTTGATGAAGTATCTGCAATCGATCAGCACTCAGAAGAGGGGAACCCGATCCGCTTATCAGAGCAGAGGGCTACTGACTTCGGACAGGAAGCCAAAATCCTCATTTCAAGTACTCCTACATTTTCAGGCGATGCAATAGATGTTGAATATCAGAACTCAGACCAACGAGAATACTTTGTTAAGTGCATACACTGCCAGCATGAACACACGTTGAAATGGGAAAACGTAAAATTCGATTGGAAGAAGAACGGCAAGCGAGATATTCCAGATTCCAGTACTGCAAAATTACATTGTCCAGAATGCCATGAAGAAATAACAGAATCACAGCGTATTAAGATGGTCAGTACCGGACGTTGGATAGCACTGAACCCATCTGTAACTGATACAGCAGGTTTCTATATTAACCGTCTGTATTCACCGAACAGTACTATTCAGGCTATTGCAAAAGAATTTGAACTGGCATGGTTCGAATATAACTACCAGTCCTTTTACAATACAGTACTCGGACTTCATTACTCAGACCTTCAAGAAGAAATTGACGATCTAGCATTAGAGAACTTACGTGATGATTCATTCGATTTAAAGAATATACCAGATTCAGTACTGGGAATTGTCGTAGGTTGTGACCAGCAATTAGACCGACTTGAAGCAACTGTATTAGGTTTCAACGAAACAGAACTATTCGTACTCGGTCATCGTTATTTCTATAGCCCTAACTGTGAGATCAAAGGTGCAAAAGCATATTCAGACCTTGCGACGTTTTGTAATCAACGTTTCAAAACAGTATCCGGGCGTGAATTGCCAGTACTGAAAGTAGCTGTAGACGGTGGTAACGGTAGGGCAATGCAGACGGTACACAGTTTCTGTCAGCAGTATAAGAAGTTCGAAATGATTAAAGGCAGCTCGAATACCAAAGGTGACTTGTTCAAACGCAGTACCTCAGAAGGCCGTCAGTTCTACATGCTGAACGTACACGAGGGTAAGAACTGGGTACGTAGCCTACTTAACAACGCAGTAGCAGATAAAACGGATGCACCGTTAACCATACATTTTGCACACGATTTGCCTGATGACTATTTCGAACAGGTCACAGCAGAGAACCTAGAACGTTCGGGTAGTGGTGTTCGATGGAAGCAGATCACAGGCCGTCGTAATGAGGCACTTGATACGCTGGTCTACAGCCTCTGCATGATGAAACTGGCTCTGAGTAAACTAGGCGGTCAACCGTTCAAGAAACTGCGTGAATATCGCAGTAGCAAACGTACCGAAACTATCAGTACTGAATCTACTAAACCCGTCAAGCCTGCCGAACCGAACAATAAATACAGTAAACCAACTACTAAGAGTATTGGCAAATCATGGTTCGGCTAAGGATAAATAAACATGAAAGGAACAATTTATATTGGTGAAGTACTTCACGAAGTACTGCCACCTAATAGCACAATTAAAATCGGAAATAGTACTGATACGTTATTCACACACAACACACAGCACGATACTGAAACGGTAACTATCGACACCACAAATTGGAAGCCGGGTTATTACTCAGTCGTATATAACAATAATGGTGAATTAACTATCAGTACTGTCACCGTCATTGATCCAATGGCTCAGACAGACCGATTAACAGAACTGCAATTACAGCTTGATGACATTATTCAAATTATCACAGCACGTATTAATGGTGATGCCAGTACTTTAACTATCAACAATAAAACGTTGGTACATGAAGATTTAAATACATTGCTCAGTCTGAAAAATAGTATCACTAAACAGGTCAACGATCTGAAACGTAAACTAACTACAGGCAATAAAGGCTTTTTCAAAAGCACTATTCATTGCCGCTAATATGGAGATCACAAGGTGTGGCCTTTTAACAAACGGCAAATTGAACAACCCGCAGTACCAGCCCCTAAACCAGCCAAACAATCCCGTAAATATCAACCTACCAGTACTGAATTCAAATCTCATAGCCGTTCACTAACTGGACTACCAACAAAGATTATTGGCTCTTATGGTACTGGTGTTCAGAACGTCAACATCAATGCAGTACTGAGACAGTCTCTAACATCGCTACGTGATGCAAGCCGTTCATTGGTACTACAGAACCCGTATGCACGGCGTTACGTATCACTGAGTTCTTCGACCGTTGCGGGTGCAGACGGTATCACCGTTCGACCTTCACCAATTGGCCTCGATGGTCAAACTGATCCAGTACTGGCAGATCGCTTAGATAAGCTGTTTTACGAGTGGGCATCAGATGCAAATCGATTCAGTGCTGATGGTTCTCTGTCATTCGACATCTTTCAACAACTGGTAGAGCGTGCGAGAGCTACCGATGGTGAATGTTTTGTTCGACTGCATACTGACGGTGATGAACTACAGATATCAATCATCGATGCAAGCCGTATCCCCAGTACTAAAAACGAGTTACTGAAAAACGGTTCGTACATCAGTAATGGTATTGAACGTGATCAACATGGTCGGGTACTGGCCTATCACGTAGCCGATATTAACCCGCTGAATTACACCATCCAGACGAACAGTACTCAACGTGTACCAGCCAGTGAGATTCTGCATTACTTCATCCCAGAATTCCCAGGACAGGAACGAGGTTTCCCGGACTGTATTGCAGTCATGAAAACCTTAGAGGACTTTAATAGCTATAACGAAGCGGCAGTACTACAGAAAAAGATCGCAAGTTCGGCTATGGGGTTCATTACCAATACTGACAACAATCAGGATGAACTCTTAGACGGTGAAAATCCAGAACGTGAATTTGTAGAGTACTTTGAACCGGGCAGTATTAAAGAACTAGCCCCAGGGCAGCAGATCCAGACTCTTAACCCGCAGGCAGGTACTGACAAGATTACTGAATTTTCAGACGCTGTTCTAACAACTATCAGTACTGGATTATCCGTACCCAAATCGATGTTAACGGGTGACACACAAAACGCGTCATTCAGTGCTGCAAAGATGGCAGACCGTATCAGTCGTGAAGGGTTTAAAACTCGTTCTAATCTACTCATTTCGAAAGTACTCAAACCTATCTACCGTGAGTTTATTAAAAGAATCATGGTGTCTGAACTTAAAGAACTTAGTTTCACGAACTTTGAGAATATCGCGAACAGTACTTTCATTACTGTTAAGCAAGTCTCACTTGATCCTAATAAAGATGCTCAGTACGAGCAAGTACTATTAGAAATGGGAGTCAAAAGTAAGTCCCAAATTATTCGTGATTTAGGCATGGAGCCACAGCACGTATTTGAAGAACTCAAACGAGAAGCGGAGATAAATAAAACAGAAACAATGAACAAGGACAGTTCAAATGAAATTCAAGAACCAAAAACGGGAGATGACGTTAACGAGTGACGTACTCTCTGATAATAACGACCGTACAGTACTGTTAGCTTTCAGTTCTGAAAATCCAGTAGTACGTACTATCGGTGGTCAGGAATATAACGAAATCCTTCTGCATAATCCTGAGAACGTCAATCTAGAACGACTACAGAATAAGGCCGCTCTGCTTTATAACCATAACTTTGATAATCATATCGGTGTTATTGAGTCAGCCAGTATTGATGCTGACCATGTAGGCCGTGCATTAGTGCGTTTCAGTTCAGTTGGTATGGGTGCTGAAAAGTTCGAAATGGTACGTGAAAGTACTTTGTCAAAGGTCAGCGTAGGTTATTCCATTCTCGATTATCGAATTGAAGGTGAAAACCTATTAGTTACCAAATGGGAACCATATGAAATTAGCATGGTTTCAGTACCCGCTGATGACCTTGTGGGTGTAGGCCGTTCTCTTGAAGAAGAGCAGGAACAAGAAGTACCTGAACCCGAAAATAAAGACGAGCAGCCATCCGAACAAGAGGAACGTAACGAGGAAACTGAAAATGAACCCGATGAAAATACTGAAAGTATTGCTAATACTTCTGAGTTTAATCCCGAAATCATTACCGAAACGGAAACGATAAATAACAGTGAAAGTATTGGTGATGGCGAGCAGCCAGAACCAGAAGAACAAAATGATGATTCAGCCGTTCAGGAACAGGTTCAGGAAGAACAAGAAGAACAGGCTGAAGAAGATCAAAAACGTATTGCCGAAATTACCGCAATCTCGCGTGCATTCAATATCCACTCTGAAATTACGAATTCAGCAATCGAATCAGGCGTAAGCATTGATGCGTTTCGCCAGCAAATTAAAAATAAACCCATTATCAAGGACGATAAAATGGAATTCTCTCTAAACACTCTGATCCGTTCCATTATGGACGGTGACAAATCTCTGCCATCCGGCAAAAACGGTGCAGTAGTTGCTAACGCTGATTTTGCACAGGCTGTACGTGCTGGTGCAACCACAACTACCGTAAAAGATGTCATTCATACTGATGTACTGTACGGTTCATTCGTAGATATTCTGCGTGCTGAATCTGTTCTTAAGAATTTCCCAGTACAGATGTATACCGGACTCACCTCTGAAATTGCAGTCCCTAAACTGGCTGGTGATTTCACCGCAGGTTTCGGTTTTATTTCTGAAAACGGTGTATCACCAGAAGTTGATGCTAATTTCGAATCTGTAGTACTGAAGCCTAAGACCTTCACTGGTTCTGTACCACTGTCACGCAGCGTAGTTAAATCCTGCCCACAAGTAGAACAGATTGTTAGCCAGGCCATTGTTGCCGGTTCTGCTGAACGTCTGGAAGCCCTGATCCTGAAAGGCATCGTAGATGCAGTAGTAGCAGCGGGTAAAGTCGAAACTGTAGACTCCTACACTTACGCAGGCATCGTAGAAGCCCAGGGTGTACTCGGGGATGCTGGAGTATCTTTCGGTTCTATTGCCGCTGTAATGTCTCCACAGACCAAAGCGACTCTGCGTTCGACCCTTCGCGGCCAGAATACCTCAGGTGTTTACCTGTTCGATGAAGGTGATTTATGTGGTGTACCTGCCTATGACTCTAAAGTACTGGCTGGTCAGGACTTCATTATTCTCGGTGACTTCTCCAAACTGGCTATTGCACAGTGGGGTGACTCTCTGGAGCTGGATATGGACGATACCACTAACCGTAATCGCGGTTCTGTTATCGCTCGTGTATGGGCAGATCTGGACTTTGCAGTACTGGTGCCTGAAGCCTTCCGTATCATCAAACTGGCCTAATCCGATGAGAGCATTTAATACGCAATGTATGGATGCTCTGATTAACAGTTTTGGCGAACCTTTAGTACTAGACAATGGCAGTACTATTACTGCCATTTTCGAACAGTCCGAAATAGCAATTCAAACTACCGAAGGACTTATACAAACAACAGAAAACTACTTTACATGCCGCCGTGATCAAATCACCTATGATGATTCTTTTGTACTGAATAATGTTCAGTACGAGATTTATAACATCATTGATGATCTGTCAGGCATATGTAACGTTTATTACAGAGAGGTCTGATTACATGAATATTTCAATAATTAAAAATCATGTGTCAGACCTTTTTGTTTCTGTAGGTCTTAAAGTACGCAAAGCTACCAAAACAAATATTCAGACATCCAGTGATTACATTCTGATGATCAGCAATGTAACCGAACAATACGAACAACTTGACTACAGTAACCGTCATTCTGTCATTTTAACTATGGATGTGCTGGTTACATCTCAGAGTGAATCAAAAGCACAACAAACAATGGATAAAGCACATTCAGTATTATTCAGTACTGAATTAGTTGCTGGTTTGTTAGAGAAGGGCATTAATGTTAGTTCATTAAAACTACTCTCAGTAGTCGATGATACCGACCCGGATACAGCCATAAATACCATTATGACAACGTGCCAGATTAATTACATTGCACGTGCTACAAATAATGGAGAATAACAATAATGGCAGGAATCATGCTCGGCAACCGCACTTTGCTATCTTACAGTACTGATCTTAATAATACATACCCAACATCTATCTATACGATTATTGATAACCTGGCTGCATTTCCAGAAGTTAAAATCAACAGTACCACACAAACGATAGAAACATATGATCAGGAATTTACTAGCATCATCACTGGTGGTCTTAAAATCAGTAACATCAGCATTGTAGTAAATTATGTACCAACAAATACAGGTCATATGTTCCTCAGCAATGCATACGCTGCGAATCGTTCATTTCAGTTGAAGTTCAGTCTTTATGAAAGTCAGACATCACTACGCCAGAACTACATTATTCTTAATGGGCGTATTACTGCACAAAAGGATGACGCAGACATTAATAAAGTATACGGGCGTACCTGGACTTTTACGCCTGATTCTATCGTTCGTCAGGGAACGATTGATGATCAATTCCCATTAGTACTGGGTAATTTTGGGGTAGGTGCTGATGGTATTACCGTACCGCATTATGAATCTGACGGCGGTAATTCATTCATTAAAGTACCAGTTACAAATACGATGAATCCTGGCGGTGTTGATCTACTTGGTGTTGGCCTTGTAGATGGTGGTGGTATGAGTAAAGCACAGATGGTCGTTACTGAATCAGGTACTCCACGTCTGTACATTAAGAATACTGATAGTACCGTATACGATCAGGTATACAGCACAGCTAATAAACCAGTACTTAACGCAGGTGCAACACAGGGCGTTTCAGGAATCCTGCCAGTATCAAATGGCGGGACTGGTAGTTCTGTAGCCGCTACAGCACTCAGTAACCTGAATGGTCTACCAAAGACGGGCGGTACTCTGACAGGTGGCCTGTCAGGAACAACATTATCACTATCCAGTACTTTAACCGTGACAGGTGCCAGTACTTTAAATGGTGGAGCAACTGTCAACGGGGCAATTAATCAGGACGGTGTTGCAGCAGCAACTTATGGTCATACATCACTATCCGCAGCCGCAGCAGGTACTAAATCTTATTTGCGTAAAATGCGTGGCGGTACTGGTGACACAATCTTCCATGAAACCGTCCAGGCAGGTAACTACCGATTAGCCACTGGTGCCAGTACTGATAGTTCTGATGCTCTGACACTTTCCAGTACTGGCAACCTGACGATTACTGGTGGTCTTAACGCTTCATCTGCAACGTTGAGTACTGCATTACCGGTCAGTTCTGGCGGCACTGGGGCAGTTACGAATACACAGGCACTGCAAAACCTTAATGGTGTTCCACAAACAACCACTGTCAACGGAAAGCCACTTTCATCAAACGTAGTACTTTCAAATACTGACATTTCCGGTAGTGCTAAATCAGGTGCTAACTCAGATATTACAAGTATCACTGGCTTAACCACTGCACTTAGTGTTGCACAGGGCGGTACTGGGGCATCCGTTCCAGCAATAGCACTCAGTAACCTCGGGGGTGTTGCTAAAACCGTAACAGTGAACTCTAAGCCTTTAAGTACCAACATTGTTCTGAACGCAGCAGACGTATCAGCAGTACCAACGTCAAGAACGATCAACGGGCAAGTACTCAGTGATGATCTAGTACTGGGTGCCCTGGATGTATCAGCAATGCCGTACTACGGAACCATCGTGGCAGGCATGAACCTGAATACTCTGAACGGGTCTGTATTTGGATTATATGAGCAACCAGTAACTGCTAACGCAACAACGGCTTTAGGTTATCCGGTTGCCGTAGGTGGTACATTGTTTGTTCTGAAGAGTGGCGTAACTCACGCGAACAGTTGTACTCAGGTTTATTACCCTGCCAGTAGTGATGACATCTGGAACAGGACTGGCACAAGTAATAGCAGTGGTGTTGTAACCTGGTCTGCATGGGTTCGTACTGCAAATATCACCAGTGCAGGTGTGAACAGTACTATCAAGTCTCTAACCGGACTAACAACAGCACTTTCAGTATCACAAGGCGGTACTGGCTCAACCGTAGCAAGTACTGCACTCTCAAACCTCGGCGGGGTAGCGAAAACTGTAACAGTGAACTCGAAACCGCTTTCTGCAAATATCGTATTAGATGCCGATGACGTGTCAGCAGTACCTAATACCCGTAAATTAAATGGGATTTCATTAGCCAGTGACATCACGTTAAATGCAGATGATGTAGGTGCATTACCTAGTCGTGGAATTATCCCAGTAGGTACTGACCTGAACGATTTAGACGGTACTGTACAGGGTTATTATCAGCAAACACTAAATGCTAACGCAACAGCAGTACTGAATTATCCAGTACAATTTGCGGGGACATTAGTAGTACTGCAAAACTCGGCAACTCACGTTAAAAGCTGTACGCAAATGTACTACAGGTATAACACGAACGACTTGTATACACGCACCGGGTATTCAAACGGTTCAGGTGTTATTTCATGGGGTGCATGGGGGATGTATGCATACACCGATATTAACGGTGTAAACAGTAATATTAAATCTCTTACCGGGTTAACAATACCGTTAGTACCCCAAACGCGAAAAGTTAATAACAAAGTACTTTCAGCGGATATTACATTAACTGCGAGTGACGTAGGAGCAGTACCAACATCATTAACAATTAATGGTAAAAATCTCAGTACAAACGTAGTCCTTACGAATACCGATGTTTCAGGTAGTGCATCCTCTGGAGCAAATAGTGATATTACAAGTCTAACTGGATTGACTACTGCTCTCAGTATTTCCCAGGGGGGTACTGGTAGCACCTCAGCAAGTGCAGCGTTGAGTACTCTCGGTGGTATGCCTAAATCTGGTGGTACATTCTCTGGTGCAGTAGGTGTATCAAGTACTTTAGCCGTTACAGGTGCTTTAACCACGAGTAGCAGTATTATTCAGGACGGGGTTACACAGACGACATATTGTTATACTGCGTTAAGTTCCGGTGCGGCAGGTAATAAATCATATCTGCGTAAATTCCGTGGTGGTACAGGTGATGCTACATTCCATGAAACTGTTCAGGGAACGACATACAGGATTGCAACCGGAACAACTGATACTACTGATGCTATGACGTTATCCAGTACAGGCGACCTTACTACATCACATCTTACAGCTACAGATAATGATGCAACCTTACCGGGTACTGGCAGTACTGTTTATGGTGGTCGATTAAAATCACTGTACACAGTAAATGGTGTTGAAAAAACATCCGCTTATTTGCAATCAATTAAACGTATTGAGTGGGATTACTCTATAGCTCGTCTGTTTGTGAACCAGACAGGTGGTGGAACCGATACGACACAATCACGATATTTTGATTTTATGTCCAACGGCAACGTGCAAATTTCGGGACGTATGTTTATGGGCAGTCCTGCTGTGAACTCGTGGTGGAACTCAGCCCAGCCCCACTATGCCGCCTATTTCGCGGATACAGCAATAGACACTCCGGGGAATGGTGCTATAGCGGGGATTTCATGGGGGTATCAGCACGGCGGGGGCTATAACCTGCGAACAATGTGGGGGAATGTCGGTAATGGTACGGCGAGCTGGGGTAATACCGCAATGACCCAGTTTGGGGATAATGGTGCCAAAACGCGTTATTGGTATTTTACGCCCGTTCAGGGGGATCTGGTTACTTCGGCGAGTGGCGATGGTGGCTTTGGTGGCAATTACACATTCCAGAAAGCAGCAACTTCTGACGCAACATTGAAACATGATATTAATTATGATGACGGTAAAGCATCCTATGAAAATATCAAAAAATTAAAGCCATGTACTTTCGTATATAACTTTGATCCGATGGAGCGTGAACGCCGTGGTATTATTGCACAGGACGCATTACGCGATATTGATAGCGAGTACGTTAAATTAGTACCAGCCGCACCAGAATATGACGATGAAGGCAATCGTTGTGATAAAGACGATACGTTAGCTCTTGATAATAACGTCATTATGATGGATACCGCACTTGCACTAAATCATTCAATTGCAAAAATTGAAGCGATGGCAAATGAAATTGCAGAATTACGTGCAATGATTGCAGCACTAAATAAATAAGAAGAAAACAACAATTCAGTACTGGTAAGGATGCCAGTACTGAACTCTATGATAAGGACATCATTATGCCAACTCCAATGGACGTTTTTACAGGTTCAAATATTACAGTAGGTATCGGTACTGCCGGAACTACCCAAGCCGTTACATTTACCACCATTCCAGAAATTGCCGCTTTCCCCGGAACTGGTAGTACTGCAACTGTGATTGAGGTAGTGAGTTTTAATAGCTCATATAACCGTAAACTGGTAGGTAGTAAAACAAACGCAGACGTAACATTACAGGTTAACTGGATGCCAGATAACGCAGTACATCAGCAATTGGTCACTGCATTTGAAAATGGTACTCGTATCCAGTTGAAATTCAGCTATTTCACCGACGCTACCAAAACAACAGGGTCATACGTCGTATATAACGGTTTTATCAGTGAGAAAAAAATCGAATCTGATCGTGATAAGGTCGTGAATATGACTCTCAATTTTGCCTGTGATGGTGCGGCAGTAGCACAAGGATTACTGCCATAATGGATATTCATACTCTGTTTGCAGCCCTGAAACCTGAACTTCATAAAATTACATTAAAAAACGGTGCAGTACTGCATATTCATCGACCCGCTATCAGCAATTTCGAAAAATGCGTTGATGCTAAGAGTACTTTGCTTTTTACCGTCAGTAATGAAGATGGTCAGCCTATTTTCTCTGATGTGGACGAAGACGGAAAAATCAATGTTAACTATATTGATGCTCTTATCGTCGCTGAAATTAACGGTGAAGTCATGAAACTATGGCCCAAAGCAGACGAGCCACAGATTCAGGATCAGATCGAAAAAAAATAAGAAGCAATCCACGTTTGATGTTTACCCTGAAACTAATTAACAAACGTGGGTTGAGTCCATCAGAACTGGAAACATTAGATCCAGAATTATTTGAATATCTGATGATTTACGATTCCAGTATTGAACCATCGGGAGCAAGATTCGAACACATTAAATATTCGAATCTCGCTCATTTGATCTTAATGTCCTCTGGTAATTTAACCGAAGCAGGCATGAAAAATGCCAGTGTTAATGACTGGGATATGTACGGTTTACTGTCAAATAAAACAGTACATGAACGTATTCAGGAAGATGAGCAAAAACAACTGACACAACAACAATTACAACAGTCAGCCATGATGCAATTCATTACTGGCAGTACTGGCAATGGAGGCTAAAACATGGCAGGGAACAATCAACAATTAGTTTTTAATATCAACGGTGATGCTACTGGCCTGCAACGTGCATTAGGTACTGCCGGAAACAGTTTAAATGCATTCAGTCGTGAGGCTGGCGGTTCGCTTGCTTCATTATCTGGTGGTTTCGGTGACATCACTGGAAAGCTGGCCGGGATGAATACAGGGCTACTTGCAGTAGGTGCAGGGTTCGGTGCATTAACAGCTATTACAATCAGTCAGGTAAATGCAGCATCTGATTACGTTAAAGTACTGAACGATGCTTCTTATACTTCTGGTATGACCGTAGAACAGCTACAGAAATTACAGGGTGCTTTTGGTTCACTGAATATTGAATATGATAAGTTCAGCGATTTCAACAAAGACGCACTTGATCATATGGGTGATTTTTTCCGTGAGGGTAAAGGCGGTTTCGGTGATGACCTGAAAGCATGGGGTGTAAACCTTCAGGGCTTTACAAAGTATATGAATGATGCCGATGGCGGTATCAAAATGATCATCAAGACATTTTATGAACTTCAAAAAGCAGGGAAATCGAATGCTGAAATTACCAATGCTATGGAAAGTATTGCCAGCGACTCCAGTAAACTCATTCCAGTACTGAGACAGTACAAGTCAGAAGTTGAAGCAATTAATGCAATTGAAAAACAACATGCTGGTATTACTTCTGAAACAGCACAGGCATATGCTGCATATGAACAGAATATTGCTCAGTTGGATCGCAATTTCCAGGAACTACGAGTTAACGCACTATTACCTGTAATTGAAGCACTCAATGAATTACGTAACATCTTTGCAGGTGAATGGAAATTACCATCTTTCGATCAGATGGGTGGAAACCTGAAACGTTTTGCATATGATTTTGCCTCACTGGGTGATTATCATGCTCTGCCTGATGAATGGGGTAAAAATCAGTACTCAAATAGTACAGTACCAAAAACTGCACCGAAAACTGTTAGTACTAAACCCTATAAACTCAAAGATCCAGAAGGTGAAAAGAAAGCGGAAGATGCTGCCAAAAAAGCCGCAGCAGACGCTAAACAGCTTGAGCAGAAACAAATTCAGGCACGTATTAATCTGAATCAGGTAATGTCTCAACTGGGTAAAAACTCAGCAGAACAGCAAGTACTTCAATATAATTACACTCAGAACGAGCTACGTAAAAAACTGGATGAATCGTTAAGTACTTTGAATCTTAATGAAGAACAAAAAACCAAAATCATTACACGTCAGGAGCAGGCACGTTTAGAAGGTAGTAAACGTATTATTACTGAAATGCTGGAAGCATCCGATCCTAAACAATTATCTGAAAACCTTGCAGCGTTGAGTATTGGTAATACGCAAAATATCACTCCTGAACATATCCAGAAAATGCTATCTGCACAGGATGCCCGTACTGGATTAGTTGATGAAAATAATCCTTTCGGTAATCAGGATGCCATCAAGAGACAACAGGACGAAATATACAAGCAGCGTGATTTTGAAATTCAGGTTGATGAACAACTTTATGCCGACAAGTTAATTTCTAAAGAGCAATTTGAAAAACGAAAAGCTGACTTAACTGCAAAATATAATAATAAAGCCGCACAGGTAGAACGCCAGAATAGCCAATTGCAGATACAAACTTTTGCTGATACGGCAATGAATGTCGGGGCAATACTTGAGAGTGTTGCAGGAAAAAGTAATAAGGTTGCCCAGGCGGCGTTTATCGTTGGTAAGTCGATTAGTATTGCCAATATTGTAATGAAAATACAAGAAGCACTGGCAAACGCAATGGCTACGCCGTGGCCTGCGAACTTTGCCAACTATGCACAGGTGGCAAGTTTAGGGGCGTCAATTATCAGTACTGCACGTGGTACACAGATTCAGGGGCAGGCACACAGCGGTATTGATTCAGTACCTAAACTGGGTGGTAATGATGAATCAACATGGGTTCTGAAAGCGGGTGAACGTGTTCTGAACAATGATAACAACCGTGATTTAACTCAATTCCTGAAACAACAGGATAAGTCAGATAATAACAGTACTGGTCAGACTGTAATCAATGCCCCGTTAGTGGTTAATGGCGGTGGTCAAATTACCGATCAGCAATTTCAGACCATGCTGAAAAAGCATTCAAATAACGTGATGCAGGCAGTACGAGCAGCACAGACCAGAAATACGTAATACCAAAAGCCAGCATTCACGCTGGCTTTTTCTTTTCCTGATAAATACTGTAAATCAGGAGAACATCATGGGTTTATTTTCAAACAATATCAAGATAAGTGACTTCAAGTTACAAAGTACAGAACCTGCCTATTCAAATAAGAGCTGGACGGGTGCACAAATCCGACGCAGTACAGGTATTCAGTATTATCAGATTTCATTCAATCTTCAATTTAATCAGGCAGACAGACAAGAGGTACTAAACTTTATCGCCCAGTATTCACAGGGACGCCCATTCATTACTGACTTGGGTTATTACAGCCAGTATACAGGCAATCAGTTTAATACAGTATCCAGTACTGCAACCGTTAATAAAGGCGGTACGGTTATTCCCTGCAACAATAATGTACTGGAAGTAGGTACGTTAGTTACCTTTCAGAACAGCACTAAAATTCATCGCATTATTGCCAATACAGGTAGCTCTATTACCGTCTTTCCGGCATTACGTCAGAACGTACAGGCAGGTGAAGTAATTCGTTATCAGGGCATAACAGGGACATTTGTTATTGATGTGGATTGTGACCTTAATTTGCAATCAACAAATATTATCAGTCTACAAGTTAAAGCTACGGAGGCACTGTAATGAATCAGGCAGTGTTTACCAATCCGGCATTATTACAGTACTGGAACATTACCAGAGGCGGTAATAAAACCCAGCTAACAGTATCGGAAGTTATGCAATTAGGCGTTACAGTTAAATGTGTCGATATCTATCCAGTTCAGGGATCTGGAGTTCAGCTACTTCATCTTAATGATGGTTATATCGACCTGAATATAAGCGGCAATTTATACACCTCATTCCCGGACTTCATTAATGACAGTTTCGGCTCATTCAGTGAACAGAAAGATATTAGCAATGATTCTATGTCTTTCAAAGTTAGTAATGTATCACAGGCATTCCAGGCACTGGCATTATCAGGCGGTCTGAAAAATGCACAGGTTAATCTATGGCTGACAATACTGAATCCTGCAAACGCTACAGTACTGGATAATTCATTAATGTTCAGTGGCTATATTGATTATTTTGAATCGGTATCAAATAACGATGACATCAAGAACGAATTAACAGTAAACGTTAACAGCATATGGAAGAAACTGGACGTACAGCAACGTACTTTAGCCGCCAACTCAGTGCATCAAAGCACGCATAAAAATGATGCGTACTTTTCACTACTCGGAAAAATTAACTCTCAGCAAACATGGAAGTATAAAAAATGAGAAACAATATAATCAAAATTCACAACATTGCTCGGGAAACTATTAGTACTGAATTCCAGTTAGGTCAAAATGATTGCAATATTCTGGTACTGAGAGTTATCGATCAGGTATGCGGTACTGCATATACCGATCTGGCGATGGGCAAATACAAAACCATTAAGGCAGGTCAGAAGTTATTCACTAAGCATGAACTGGGTTCACTGGAAGAGATCTGCAAGAAACATGGCGTACAGGTCGATCAGCCAGTGTTCGGTGACATCATGATTAACGGAATTCATGGTTCTGTAGTACTGGATGGTAAGTATATTGCCCTGAATGCTGACAGTACTGGATTCAATGTTGCAGTACTGCCCTGGCTACATGACTGGAAATTTTACCGGATCACTCCAACGGAAGGGGGTGAATAATGGGGGGTAAAATTACAGGTGCTGGTTTATTTGGTGCCCTTATTACGGCGGTTGCAGTTGCAGCCGCCGTATACACAGGCGGTGCAAGCCTTTCGGCAGCGGCAGCATGGGGAGCCGGGGCGGGTGCGGCATCACTTGTAGCCACATCGATGTTGTCACAGATGCCGGGTATTACACCTCATACAGACAGTGCTACTACTCTCAGCCGTTCTACCAGTCCACAATCGGGAATCCCCATACTGTACGGTGAAAAGGTGAAATGCGGTTCAATAGTTAACTGGTACAACGTACAAAATAACAGCAGTCAGTACCTGTTTACGAGTCATGCCCTGGCAATGGGTGAGATTAACAAGGTCAGCCAAATCTGGCTTGATGACGAACCAGTACTGACAACGCCTGTTACAGTTGAAGGTGTAGTACCGAATACCAGTATCGATGCGAAATACCGTGATATTTTGCAGTTAGAGGTATATTTCGGGAAGCCTAATTACACGGCGGGTAAAGTACTGGCAGGTACTTATGGCGGTTCTCAGTGGAATAACAGTACGTTCAAAGGTAACGGGATCGTACAGGTATATACCGTTATCAAAAAAACTCAGAAGTCATTAGAAGATAATTTACTGGTCAACGATAGTTACGTATTAACCGCTGAATGTTCTGGCAAAAAGATCTACGATTTAGTTTCAGGCACTACGATTGTCAGCAATAACCCAGTTAACCAGTTATACGACTATGTGACCAATACGGAATATGGCCTCGGTGTCAGTCCCGGTAATATTGATATTGCATCATTCCAGACGGCAGCACAGTACTGTACCCGTTATCAGATGTTTAGTAACGGTGCTATTGATTATCAGTCCACTTATAAATCAAACATTGAAAAGATGTTGATGACCTTTGGCGGTATCACCAGTATTCATTGTGGTAAATTGTATTTGACTGTAGATATTCCGGCACTGTCAGTACAGACATTTGACGAATCAACAATTTTCGGTGAATTTGTCAGTACTACGAGTGGCATCAGCGATTATTTCAATACCATCGATGCAACATGGAAGAACACTACAAATAATTATAGTGATGATATTTTGCGTATTCCGTCTGATATTCCGGCCAGTGATGTATTAACCAGTGATGGATTGATTATTGCTAAAAGCCTGGACTATTCATGGGTGTATGACAAAGATCAGGTTGAACATCTGATTAACATCGAATTGCTGAAAGGCAAGTACTCACACAATACAATCAGTTTCAGTACTGATAGTGGCTGGGATATTGCCGTCTGGGATGTGATTACCGTTAATTTCCCGGAACATGGTTATGAAAACAAATTGTTCAGGGTAGCGGGGAAATCGATCAGCACGAATACCGACAGTATCGGCATGGTTCAGTTGCAATGTGTTGAGTATCACCAGGGCATTTATGAAGGTGTAGACGTACCGATGTATGGCTGGGAAGGAACATTACCGAAACCAGTAGCAGTACTGCCACCGTCAAACCTCACAGTAGTTAAGAAGGGGGCAACTAATCAGGGGCAGACTGTAGTACTTTCATGGTCAGTCAGTATCGATCAGTATTTGCGTGGTTACTATGTGTACTACCGTCAGACAGGTACGCAAACGTGGACTTATGGCGGCAGCACGAACCAGTACGTACTGAGTTATGAGCTATACGGCCTCACAACAGGGGTACAGTATGATTTCGCAGTAGCAGCATTCAACAACCTCGGCATTGTGTCCGACAAAGTTACACAGAACGGTGTTGTACCTGATTTCGCGTTTACCCTGCCTGCCATTACTGGCCTGAATCTGATCAACCGTGGCAGTACTGCAACGACTACCGATGCACTGGATTTCATCATAGGGTGGGATGATCAGTCATATCTGAACGTGAATGGTAAGCAGTTCAGCGAGTATTTCAACAAATACGAAATCATTGTGTATGACACTGGTATGGTTAAGAAGCGGTCATACTTCATCCAGGCGAACCAGTTCACGTACACCTATGCAATGAACAAACTGGATACTCTAAGCCGTACCCGTACTTTCGGTGTCGTTGCGTGGGGTCACAACAGCAGTATCTACAGTGCCGAAGCACGCATCACGGTGACTAATCCACAATGCCCGGCCTTAACTGGCTTTACGGCTAACGCAGGCTATGAGTCTATTTTCGTTGCATACAACAGCCCTGAAGCATCGGCTACTGACTTTGCTGGTGTACTGGTGCAGGTTGCTACGAACAGTACTTTCACGCAGAACCTGAAAGGGTTCGGTACTAACAGCCCGTTCATGCATTCATTCCCTATCGCTGATGGCAAGTACTATGTTCGAGCTGGAGCCTATGACGAGTTCGGCCAGGATTCGATCATCTATACGGCGGGGGTGTATGTTGATTTGCAGAGTAAGGTTAACTGGTCAGCACAGGATGAACAGTCACTGAATGATTTCCTTCATCTGGACGACAAGATCAGTACTGCTATTGACGACGCAGTAGCACAGGCCAATATCAATACCACAACTAAAATCGGTGCATCAGAGACAAAGACGACAAAGTTAATCACTGATGGCGATAAAGTTAACGCCACTGCTATCACTAATTTACAGGCGACTACAGCAGCGGATTTATCTGCACAGGTCACTACGCTGAATAATGCCATCACAGACGGTGATAAAGCAAACGCGACCAGCATTACCCAGTTGACCAGTAAAACAGCTACAGATATTAGTGCAGCAGTCACAACACTAAATCAGACAATTACGACTAAAGATACGGCTCAGACACAAGCATTGAATGCACAGGTTAGCAGTATCAACAGTAATATTACGTCCCAGGTTGCGACACTTAATAGTACTATCACTTCTAAAGACACGGCTCAATCAACCGCATTAACTCAGGCAAAATCTGAACTGAACGGTTCTATCAGCAGTGTCAGTACTGCCATGTCTACCAATATTGATGCACTGAAAAATACCGTCAATAGCCATTACGAATTAAAGGTGAACGCCAACGGTACTATCGCAGGTATGGGTATCTATGCAGATGCAAATACGAAAGCCAGTGCTGTTTATTTCGTGGCAGACGATTTTAAAATTATCACGGCTAAAACATCTGGTGCGGTATCTAACCCGGTAATTCCGTTTGCAGTACAGAACAATACCGTTTACATCAACAGTGCAATGATTGCTAATGCCAGTATTGGACAGGCACATATTGCCGATGCGAGTATCAGTAATGCTAAAATTCAGGACGGTTCAATCAATAACGCGAAAATTGGTTATCAGATTAGTTCGAACAACTGGAATGATGCCTGGCCTTCTGATGGTGGTCAGGGTTGGTGTATCCGTAAGGATGGTACAAGCTACTTCAACAACGGCTATTTCCGTGGTAGCGTTTTCGCTGATAATGGTTATTTCAAAGGCGATGTTTACGCGGAGAATGGTTATTTTAAAGGTACTGTGTATGCATCAGGTGGTTCATTCACTAATGGTACTTTCGTTAACTGTACCATTGATAATCTGAAAGCCAACAGCATTCAGGGTGATATCATGCGTATGTTTTTATTAGGGGCGGGCGGTATTACAATCCCAGCAGAATCACAGTTTGCCCGCATTCTGACAATTCCGTGTATTCCTGTGACTGTAAAGGGTGGTTATGATGGTACATTTACACCTCCGCGTGAAACAACTAATACACGTGCTGTTAGTATATATGCGAATGGAAATGTATTAGGCGGTGCTAATATATCTGCCAGAGGTCTGGAAAGTGATATTAGTGTTGGTTCCGTATCAATGACAATCCCAGCAGGCGTAGCGGTAACACTAACGATTCAGTTACGTTCAAATGGGAATTTAATTACTTATAACGGGCCTGATTTAACAGTTATTGTAGGTAGAGCATAAGGATATAAAATGATATCAGGAGAATTCAGGCGGGGGGCAACTCCCGCCGATGCAGTACGAGTACTGAATAGTCAGGGCAAAGTGTTTATCACCGATTTTCAGTCAGAATTAACAAAACGATGTCGTGCATTATCGAAACAGATACAGGATGACATCAGTAATAGTGTCGATGGCGGGGCGGTTAACTTCACCAAACGGGCGATATTCTTCAATTTCATTCAGTATGGTAATGGGATCAGGACTAACCAAATCATTGTACGTGGTTCACAGGCTGCGTATCTGCGTTCAGTACTGACAGATGATCCGACAACGTTTAACAAGATTATTCCAACTGCTAACGCTCGTATGACTGCACAAGGCAACATTGCAGGACTGCATACCCAGATGGGTAAGAAATATAAGGTAGTTGAACAGAACGGCAAGAAATACTTAATCGATACCAGTCTGAAAAAGAAAAAACGCGACAAGCGAGTAATCGGTAAGTATGAAAGGAAGAAACGCAAGATGATATATGACTTCTTTGATGAAACTGAACAGAAAGCGAGGCTAATAATAAATAATATGAAAGGCACATTCATATTCAGGAGAAACTAATGCAACAGCATTTCAGCGAAGACGTAACAGAAAACATCACATTAGACGGTCATGAAGTACTGATGTGTAATATTCCATTTAATCAGGCGTTCATCGATTCGAAGTACTTTAACGGTTATGGGGTAGATGTCATGGGGCATGATTTCATGAACATTGCATTCATGGATGACAAGATGCCAGTACTGAACCGTGGTGATATTGTGAACTGGCAATATTATGATGATGTATACGAGGTGCAGGTAATCGATGTATACAAGTTATTCGTTAAAGGTCTTAACATTCAGTATTACCTGGTGCAATTAAAACAGGCGTTTTTAGAGTAAAAATAATAAATACTCTCAGTACATGAGAGAGGATAGTAATATGAATAAAGAAAAGATAATCAAGTTTGGCATTTATGCGGCAGCAGTAGTAGGACTTGCTGCATTGCATATCGTGGGTTTACCATTATGGACAATCGTTACGCTGAGTCTATTTCTCGGGATTTGCGTATGATTACAGGAACATTGATCGCGGGTGTGAGTGCAACCGTGGCAGTACTGGGATTTGCATTTACCCGATACCGTGAGTTTAAACAGGATACAGAGGCTCTGGAACGTCGCATTGCAGACTTGCAATCTGAACAGAAGTTACTGAAACAACGGCTAGACAAGATTGAAAATGAACAGGTTGTATTAGAGTCTGAACTGAAAAACGTTCAGATGAAGATCAACGAAATTGATGTGAAACTATCACGCGTATTGACCATTTTAGAATTGCAGCATGAAAAACAACAAAGGCCAGCATAATAGCTGGCCTTTTGTCTTTCTGACTGTTGTTTTAGTTTGTAACCCAGTACAGCATTTGATCGATACGGTTCGGGGTCTGTTGGTACAATTTACTGTTTTTCAGTTCTGCAATTGCAGTAGCGTAATTGTGGTTCTTCAGTGCTGCAAGATGTTTGATGAACTTTGAATACCCAGCTTTACCCAACTGGAATACGAGAATAGAAACTAATGCATTCCAGCGTTCTGGTAAATCCAGATTAAATGAATCAGCATCACGTTTAGCCTTCTGGTAATCGACCAGGAGTAATTGATCGGCTTGCTGTTCTGTAATTCCATTCACGAATTTACTACGTTCGCTTTGTTTAACCAGATGACCGTACCCTATGGTTTCAAAACCTTCTGAGTCTTTATAGATATGGAACATACCATTTCTGAAGTATTTCATTTTGGTCTGGTATTGTTTGGTTCCTTCAAGTTTTTTCAGTAACTCGATTACGTCTGTTTCGATGCTCATTTTGATGTTTCCTCATAAATATGTGTATGACTTATTTATCAAGGAAGGTAAAAAATGGCGTCAAATGCAGAACAAGAATTGAAGTGGGCTATGTGGTATCAGGATGAAGACTTCATCCCAGAAGAAACAGCGTGTTTCGTATATATAATCCAGTTTCCGAACAGCGGTGAATTCTATATTGGTCAGAAACGAGTATGGAAATCGGTTAAAAATGTCTCAGAGATTAAGAGTACTTCTAAACAATCAAACTGGAACGATTACACCAGTTCCAGTAAATCAGTGAAGGAACTGATCGAAGCGGGTGAACCGTATAAAAAAAGCATCCTGGCCTGTTATCCAACATATGCCGAAGCATTACATTGTGAGTCAGCACTTATTTGTATGTTGTGTTCTCAGTGGGGCAGTTTGAATAAAGCGTTAATGGCGAAATTCAAGTTCACAGCCGGAATGGATAAGGAGCATATGCAAAAAATTCGTGAACTCCTGGAGGACTTAACATGATTGAGTTCGTGAAGGGATGGCTACTAAAGCTACTGGGGCAGGGTAAGACTACAAAGCCTGGCAAGGTAAAGACTAAGGGGAGTGTTAAGGCTGATAGTTCATGGAAGCACTACATTGCTTACGTGTTCGTTTTTCTCATCGTATACAACTATGTCATTGCACCTCTTGTACTGGCAGTGTTCGGCGTATGGCTGCCACCTGTAGTACTGGACGATGTGATCAAGATGCTGGTGCTGATTTTGAGTGGTACATGACGGGGCGGTAGTGATACATGTGTTGGTGGACGGTTAAAGTACTAGCAATCAGCTCAAGAAAAAACGCCAATAAAACAATATGTATTTTGTTTTACTCTGCCTCTAGAGTGGCAAACATAGTCATCGGCGTCTCCCTGTGATTTGACATGGTGTTCAGGGAAAGAATAGCTGATTCTCCATGATTGCAAGTATGAAAGCCGTAAAAGCATTCACGGAGTTGTCTTAATCAGGCGCAGATACCTTATCCGGCGTAGCAACAGCCCGTGGCTGCCGGACGGCGCGCGACAAACTGATCCAGGAGTAAAAAGCGTTAAACATCACCACGCAGGCGGTGACAATAAACACTGCGCGAAAGCCGTAGCTGGCAGCAATACCGGCCCCGAGAAGCGGGCCGGTGACGTTGCCGATATCACGAAACGACTGGTTATAGCTGAAGATACGCCCGGCAATCTGGTTGGTGGAGTTATAAACCAGCAAGGTCTGTACGGCGGGCAGCAGGGCACCGTCGGCTGCCCCGAGTAAAAAGCGCAGCACGCCCAGTTGCCACGGCGATTGCACGAAGGACATCGGGATAAGCAGCAGAACGGAGATCACCAGCGCGACAATCAGGATCCTTTCCGGGCCGATGCGATCCCCCAGTTTCCCCAGCCGCGGGGCGCTGATCAGGGCGGCCACGCCAGGAACCGAGGCGATTAGGCCGCTGATAAAGGCGATGTTGCTGACGTGGCCCGCAAGGTCACGGACGTACAGGGTCAGGATCGGCGCAATGGACCCGGTTGCCACCTGAATGATCAGGGTGGTGACAAACAGACTGAGCACCAGACGGGGATTTTTCAGCGAGGCAAACACCTGACGGGCGTGCAGCATCTCTTTTTTGGGTACGGGGGTGAAATTTTCCCGGATGCAAAAAAAGGTCAGCAGGAAGCAGGCAAACAGGACGACCGCCGTGATGAAAAATACCGGGCGCAGGCCGTAGCTGTCTGCCAGTAATCCTCCGGCCAGCGGGCCGAGCAGGGCGCCGCTTACAGCGCCGGTGGAGAGCGTTCCTAACGCCCAACCGCTTTTGTTGCGGGGAATTTGCGTGGCGATAAGCGCATTGGCATTGGGCACAAATCCGCCCAGTAGCCCCAGCACGGCGCGTAAGATCAGAAACTGCCAGATGTTTTGCGCCATCCCCATCAGCAACATAATAATTGCCATGCCCAGCGCCGAACGCAGGAGCATGA